CAGTGCCCCCTAAAATTAGATTTGTATAATGTGTCTGACCTCTTTGAGATGGTAAATCCAAAGAGGTACCCAGTCCAGCTTCCTTTCAAACCCGATGGCAGTTATCGGTCTTTGTTTGGACCCTGGGTTTACCATCCAGCTATCGAATACAGCAATTCAGAGGAAAACCATCGTCTCGGTTTAATGAGATGGGTTGCTCCTCGTATCGACCAACTTACAGATGATTTCTATCGTAACAATCAACGTAAGTTTTGTAACTATGGTATAGTTCACGCCCTAAAGAAAATTCTTCGTGAAAGGGTGTCTCGTTTATTTTCCTCCAACTACAATTTTCAGGAAGACATTCGTGTTAATGCTTATGCACAGCATCCCAAGCGCGCTGTTCGCATAATCGCCTACCTGTTTCTCAGGGATTCAGGCTGTTTGCACATTGACGACTATATTCCATTTATCCGGTCCGCAAAACACGTGCGCGGTAAATTAAAACGCTTTGAATACGCTAAACGCGGGAAGAAACCTCGTATTGTGGTCGATTTGACCACAGAGGGCTCATTAATCCTAGGTACTATCATAAACGTAATGAAAGAGGCTTTCACCGACCCTATTATACTCGGTGATTGTAGATTGACATTTTGTGCCTCCCCACAAGTTGATAATCTCAAAGTCGCCTTTGATCGTTTATTAAACCCAGTCTATAAGACAGAGTATCTATACTTTTCTGATGATTCTTGCATTGTTTACTCAACACCAACCGGGTTGAAGAGAGCGAACGTTGACATTTCCTCCTGTGATATGTCTCATACCCCTGCTCTTTTCAACGTCTTACAGTACATATCATACGGACATCCTGATGTAGGAGATCTTATGGCTAAAGCTATCAAGCAGTTAACCTACCCTCTGAAAGTAGGTCGCTTGTTAATGCAACCAAAACAGCCAGTCCTTTACTCAGGGAGTGTTCTTACAACTACTGTAAACAATCTAGCTAGCCTACTAATAGGTATCTCCATTCATGGGTCTGGGGATATCGTAGGCGGTGCTTCTCGAGCTGGTTATATTGTCACCATTGACGAAGTTCTCAATGATGAGCGATATCAATTTCTCAAACATTCGCCAACGCGTGTTGACGGAGACCTCCGTGTATTTATGAATCTCGGAGTTCTCTTGCGCACACTAGGCTCGTGTAGAGGTGACCTACCAGGTAAGGGGGGATTAAATAAGAGAGCTGACCTCTTCATATCATCAGTCGCACTTGCATTCCAGCACTCTGGAAAATCGAATTTTCTCAAGAATTTGTTGCTGCGGTATAACTGTAAAGTTAAACCCAAATACGATTCTTGGTATTATGCAAGAGACCTAGACAATCACGATGAGATCTCAGATCTTTCTTATACTAATCGATACGGAGTCGACGGAATCGCCAACCTATCTCGTTGGATTCTCAATGCT